ATTTGTTATAGGGTTGCGTTTTTAATTTATCGTAGTACTCTATAATGTGATTTCGTCCGTAACGCCGTAGTTTAATCATATTTTGGATGATTAGGAAAAGTAATTTCCGTAAATGTTTATTTCCACGTTTATTAATTTTATCTTTATAAAAAGTTTTACCTGATTGAAAGCGACGTATATCAATACCGGCATAGGCATTCAATTGCTTGTTATTCGCAAAACGAGTTATATCTCCTATTTCAGCCATTAAGCGTACCGCTGTATTTGGTCCAATTCCGGGAAGACTAAGAATGATACTATACTCTGCACGTTGTTCGGCTATAAATACCATCTTGTTAATACAACATTCCTTTTGTTGAAGTAGTTCTTGATAACGTTTTGCGTATGCTTTAAGTTGATCATACAAGACATCATTTTGAGAAACAGCTGGATAGGAGTTTTTCGCTATTTCAAGTATTTGAATGGCTTTTTTCTCTGCCATAATATTTGATATTTTTTTATTGGTATTAGCACGAATACAATTTTTTATAATCGTTTTAGAAAGACTTAAAACACAATCTGGATGGGGGAATAGTTGAACAAAATTTAAAAATAAATCAGATTTACTCGTGAACATTTTTTCTAATTCAGGAAATGTTAATTGAATGACTTTATGCATACGATTACGAATCACTGATAATTCTCCATCTAGTTCGCTATAGAATCTCGAAAGAGATTTTAACTGATGGAATATGTGATTCGTTCCATGAGATACCCTTCGGGTAGCTGTAAAGTGGGTAAGAGCTAGGCGATGTGCATCACTTCGGTCCGTTTTATGGATCCGTAAGGAATCCACATTGTAGTTTTGCTTCTAAGGGATTTAATAGACAATATGTATACTGATTATCCTGCATAAATCGTTCTAGCTGTCTAGAATAAATTCCTGTTGCTTCGAACACAATTTCAGGTAATTTACCAGTTTTCTCGGTAAGCTCATATATCTTTTTTTGTAGCTCTTTAAAATCAGGCTTCAAATGTTGGATTTCCTTTTCAAAGATACATTGTTTTTGTGCATTATAAATTACCATATAACTTTTACCCATACTGATATCAAAAGCAATTACGTGTCTCATAAAGTTCCTCCTGATGGAAAATTGAAGTCTTCATCCTTACACTTATCGATTCCCATTTCTTATACACAATCTCAAGGACCAACATACTAAAAACTGATTCAAATAAGGTAAGTGAAGAAGGTCAGTTTTTTTTACGGATTCAAAATCCCAAAGCACCCACGACCTTTTCTTCACTGCTACTAGTCTTAGTATGTTTTCTTTGTTATATAGAAACTACATATTAACGTGAAGTTGAATGGGATGGATTGGGTAGACTTCACCGGGATTCTAATATGGGTAACCATCCTTCGTATGTATTATCGATTTATAACAAAACAAACGAACACAACGAACGGAAATAGAGACAGTTAATAAATTACATTTGTATATAACTATGCGGACATTTTTAATGTATAAATTACTGTAAAATAAAATTATAAGTTATTCTATAAGAACACCTAATTCTTCTACATCTAACTATACATACACTTTTTATAATTTATTATGATATCGATATTGAATGAAAGTAGATTAATAGAAGTAGCGAATTCCCCATTTTTATTTTGGTGGAGAAAAAAATGGATGAATTTCTGAAGGGATAATAAAAAACACAGCCGTATCATGCATGGAAGATGATACGGCTGTGTCAGGATGAATGCAGTGAAATGAAATGTTCCATTACACGCTTAGGGTACTTTTACTATAACTGAAAAGAAATAAAAGTGAAATCTTAAAAATTTCCGGTGCCAACGGTAAAATGAGAGGGGTTAAGTGGTGAAAAAAGTAAGGGGTGAGGATAGATGCAATTAACTAAGCTTGAGAAAGCAATTGCAATTAGTACACTTATACATTCGGTTGGGGTAGATGATATTGAAGAGTATGTAGATGTAGAGAAGTTGCCAATCTTAATTGAAGTGATAGAGGGATTTCATAACAATCTAACACCAGCAGTAAAGAAAGAAGCCGATATAAGTTTAATGAACAAACTAATAAACGATCTATTAAGAAGTAAAAGGGTACAAAAGATTGTACAGTTTAGATGTAAAGCATGTGGATATACGGAACAGTATAGTGAACGAATAGCAAAATCAAAGGATGGATTAGGCTGTAAGTGGTGTGTAGATGGTGGTGTAATGTGTAATGAAGGAATACAAAACCAAACAGCAGAAGCGTAAGTTCTATGACAGTGGTGAGTGGAAGAGTATACGTGAACAAGTAAAGAAGAGGGACAATTATGAATGTCAAGAGTGTAAGCGTAACGGTCGTGTTCAAACGGATACCAATGAGTACAGTGAGAGCGCAAAGCGTAAGAAGATTCAACTCGTTGTCCATCATATAAAAGAATTAGAACATCATCCTAATCTCGCATTAGATATAAACAATCTTGAAACAATCTGTGTAAATTGCCATAACAAAGAACATGGAAGAGTTTACGAAAAGAAACAAAATAAATGGGAACATGATGAGAAATGGTGAAGATTTTGTTTACGAGAATTTTTTCGATTAAGGTCACACGGAGAAAAATGAGAGAAAAGAATCAACATACTTTTGATTTTTGCAAAGGGAATTTTGAAAATATATAAAGAGAAACAAGTTTGGTATGCTAGTTAAGAATTATTTGTTGTTTAATTCTAAATCATAATGATAAGGGGGAGAAATTATGTGGCATGTTTCGTTTAGGGATTACTGGAAAGTTATATTTGGTTAAGTTTGATTTGTTATTACTAGCAAAGATAGTTTAGCTTGCCTTCAAAACTTAGCAATTTTCACTTTACATAACAATAGAATTGGAGGGGATATTATGATTCACATGCCTGAACTTTGTTATTGGTGCGCAAGACTTATGAGGTTTTAGAATTAAATAAAAAGATAAAACAAAGTCCACCGATTGGTTGGGCTTTGTTTTGTGTATCCCCCGGTCTGGAATTTCCCCTTTTTTTCGTCTAAGGGGCACCGGAGGAGGGGGTTAACTGTCAGGTTTTTTCGAAAATACGCGCGTAAGGGGGGTGGGTAGATGGCTGTTAGTATTGTAAGGTTAAAGGAACAGTTAATGAATAGTATTGATACGACAGATTTAGTTGAAGTTGAAAAGGTGGAACGCTATATTGATCTAGTTAAAGCATTTCGAAAAATTAATAAAACGATAACGAAAGAAGGGGAATCCGTAACAATCAAAAATGGAACTCAAGTTTTCGTTAAGGCCCACCCTCTTATAAGTGAGAGGAATAAAATTAACAGTTCTTTAATTGCGTTAGGGAGAGATATAAAGTTTGTTGTTAAAAATACTATCCCTGATACAGGATATAACAAAAGTGATCTTACATGATTAAGCAAAAATATGTAGAAGAATATATTGAACTTTATCGAAGTGGGAAAGTGAAGTTCAATAAAGAAAGAGAACTGTTAATTGGGTATCTAGAAAAATACGTTTTAAATAGAGACGATTTGTATTTTGATGATGAAATGATTGAGGATTGTATTAACTTCGGTGAGAAGTGGTATTTTCCGATGCAACCATTTCAAAAATTCTTAATAGCATTCGTCTTTTTGTTTTATAAGAAAAATGGACGTGTATTTTATCGTAAATTCCTATGGATGTTAGGGCGTGGCGGCGGTAAAAATGGTCTGATTTCTGTTATTATTCATTTTTTAATAAGTGAATTACATGGCATTCCAGAGTATAACATTTCAGTTGTTGCGAATAGTGAAGAACAGGCGAAAACAAGTCCTGATGAAGTTCATAAATGTGTGAAGAAGAATGAGGTCTTGAAGAGAGCCTTTAAAACAACGTTAACTCAAACGGTTTCAAAGGCTACTGAAAGTGTACTGAAGTTTAGGACTTCAAACGGTGATACAAAAGATGGTTTGCGTGATGGTGCGGTAGTATTTGATGAAATACATCAATACGAAAGTAATAAAGATGTCCGCGTTCATATCAGTGGTTTAGGGAAAAAGAAAAACCCACGTGAATTTTACATTGGTACAGATGGATATGTTCGTGACGGTTTCTTAGATAAGCAAAAAGAAAAGGCAATGAAGGTATTGAACGGTGAAGCACGTCCGAATGCTGTCTTTCCTTTTATCTGTAAATTGAATGATGAAAACGAAGTGGATGATATTGATAATTGGGAACTTGCTAATCCTATGTTATCTAAACCATTGAGCGAATATGCTGAGGGGTTACTTGAAACTATAAAAGAAGAATACGAAGATTTAGAAGATGACCCAAGTAATAGAGAAGAATTCATGACAAAACGAATGAATTTACCTGTTACAGATCTAGAAAGGTCAGTTGCAAAATGGGAAGAGATTGCAGCAACTAATCGCGAATTGCCAGATTTACAAGGTCATGAATGTATCGGCGCACTTGATTATGCAAGTATTCGTGATTTCGCAGCATGTGGATTACTTTTTAGAAGTAAGGGTGATTATTTATGGAAATCTCATTCGTATGCTAGAAAGGAATTCGTTGATAAATATTATAGTTATTCCAAAAAGCATGATGCTGAAATTGCAGGTAAGAAGAAGTTTGCACCAATTCGAGAATGGGAAGAGCAAGGTCTTCTGACAGTTGTGGAAGGAGAAACAATTGATCCACATACCATCGTCGCTTGGTTCGTTGAAATGCGAAATTATTATGATATCAAAAAAATCATAATGGATAATTATCGTGCAGACTTACTAAGAACACTTTTTGAGGATGCTGGATTTGAAGTTGAAGTAATTAGAAATCCGAGAGCTATTCATGGTTTGCTTGCTCCTAGAATTGAAGTTGCATTTGCACATCGCCAAATTGTATTTGGTGATAATCCGATAATGCGTTGGTATACCAATAATGTACTCGTTGTTATTAAAAAAGATGGAAATAAAATGTATGAGAAGAAAGAACCAGTTCGCAGAAAAACAGATGGATTCCAGGCATTTGTACATGCTATGTATCGAGCGGATGAGGTAAGAGAAACAGATGTTGGTGCAGCGCTAGACTTGCTGAATGCATTGAACTTCTAAGAAGGGGGTGAAGGGGAAATATGAGTTGGTTGTCGGATGTACTTGGTAAAAATAAAGAGATTAATATGATGCTAAATGATTTTGATTTCTTTGGTATTGAAACGAATCAAAGAGCTTATTTAAAAAAGGTAGCATTAGAAACTTGTATTAATTTTATTGCTAGAACCGTTTCGTTGTCTGAATTTCGGATGATGAAAAAGGATACACGTCAATATAATGATTGGCATTACTTATTGAATATTAGGCCCAATACAGATCAAAGCGCAGCTGATTTTTGGCAAGATTTTGTGTATAAATTGATTCTTGATAATGAAGTGTTGGCAATTCTTACAGATCAAAATGATTTACTCATTGCTGATCATTTTGATCGTGTTGAATATGCAGTATATCCTGATGTGTTTAAAAATGTAACCGTAAAGGATTATACATTCCAAAGGTCATTTCAAATGGACCAGGTTATTTACATTACTTATAACAATGAAGAATTGACAAAATTTATGAGTGGAATATTCAAGGATTACACTCAACTTTTTAGTCGTATGATTGAGACAAATATGTTTTCTAATCAAATACGTGCAACTGCTGAGATGGAATCCGCACAAAATTTGGAGGGGGAAAACCTTACTAAATTACAAAGCTTTATGGATAAATTGTTTGGGGCGTTTCGGAAAAACGCTTTTGCAATTGTTCCAAAAATAAAAGGTTTTAACTATACGGAAATTGCTGATGGTTCAAATAATGGTAGGTCTGTAGAGGAACTATCAAAATTAAAAAAAGATTTAATAGATCATGTGGCTAATATTTTAGGTATTCCTACGGCATTAGTTCGTGGTGATATGGGAGACTACGAAACATCAATTAAAGCCTATATAAAATTCTGTATTAGTCCTCTAATTAAAAAGATTGAAGATGAATTAAATGCGAAATTAATTGAAAAAAAGAACTTCCTATTAGGAGAAAAAATTGAAGTAACTGGTGTGAAAGAGAAAGATATTATAGATCATGCTGAGGCTGTTGATAAATTAGTAGCAAGTGGTGCATTCACTAGAAATGAGGTGAGGAAGTTGTTTGGTGCTGAACGCTCTAATAATCCAGAACTAGACGAATTTGTAATTACGAAGAATTATCAATCTGCAAATTCAATTGAAGGAGGTGATGAGAATGAAAAATAAAATACAACATATTCCTTATCAGTTTTCTAATGCAGTTAATCCAGAAAATGATGAGCACGAGATGGTGTTATCAGGTTATATCGGTAGTAGCAGTTGGTGGTACGATGCTATTAGTGCTGAAAGTGTAAGAAGCGCTTTGAAAGAAGTTAGAGCATCTACAGTTAAAATTAAACTAAACAGTGGTGGTGGAGATGCTGATCAAGGTGTTGAGATTTATAATTACTTAAAGGACTTAGATAAAAAAGTCATTGTGGAAGTTACATCACTAGCAGCTTCTGCTGCATCGATTATTGCAATGGCTGCTGACGAGATTGTTATGCGCACAGGCTCACGAATGATGATTCATGAAGCATCAACAATAGCTTATGGAAATAAGCAGGATATTCAAAAAACATTGAATGCACTCGAAGCGTATGATGAGTCGATAGTTTCAATTTATCAGCAAAAAACAGGTAAAAGTCGTGAAGAGATTACAGATTTATTAGAAGCTGAAACCTGGTTTACTGCTGAACAAGCAGTACAAGAGGGTTTTGCTGACAAAGTAGAATTTGATAATCGAGAAAGTGATAGTGGTATTACTGATGAACAGTTGGAACAGATTATTAATAGGGTAACGAATAACTTACAACAAAATATGAATTTATCAAATAAACCTAATCCAGAACCACCACATTTACAAGTGCAGGGTAATCAAAAACGGAAAAGGTTTTTTTAATTCTCAAAAATTAGGAGGAAATAATTATGGTTATGAAAATTAAAGGTACAATGGAAAACTTTGAAGCGAAAAAACAAGCATATATGAATCTGGTAAAAGCGGAAGATACAAAAATGGAGGATTTATCTGCTGCATTTGATGATATGTTTGATACTCTTGTAACGGATTTATCAGAAAAGATTTCAGCACAAGCACGTATCGAAGCGCAAGACGCTCAAATTTTGACGTCACGTGGACAAAACGTTTTAACGTCTGAAGAACGTAAATTCTTTAATGCAGTTGTACAAGATGGGGGATTTAAGGATGATTCAATTCTTCCATATACTACACAAGAACGTGTATTTGAAGATTTAGTAACTGAACATCCATTACTTGAAGCAATTGGAATGCAAGATTTAGGGGCAGTCACGAAGTTTATTTATTCTGACGCAACAAAAGCGTATGCATGGGGAGAATTATTCGGTGATATTAGAGGGCAAATAAATGCAGCCTTTAGAGAAGAACAAATTGGACAACTTAAATTAACTGCATTTAGTGCTATTCCAAATGACATGATTGAATTAGGGCCAGTATGGGTAGAGCGTTACGTTCGAACATTATTAGTAGAAAGTTATTCTGTTGGTTTAGAGTTTGGCTTTGTAAATGGTGGCGGATCAGTAGCGCATCAACCTGTAGGTTTAATGAAAGATGTAAATGCAACTACAGGTGCGGTTACTGATAAAAAATCATCCGGTACACTAACATTTGCTCCTTCTGAAAATGGTGAAGTAATTGCTGGTGAGCTTTATGAAGTAGTAAAAGCTTTATCTGTTGATGGGAAAGGAAAATCCCGTAAAGTGTTAAATAAAATTGTGATGGTTGTCAATCCTGTAGATGCAATTGGTGTACAAGCACGTAACACAATGCAAACGGCTAATGGCCAATGGGTAATGGCATTACCTTATAACATTCAAACTGTTGAATCTGAAGAAGTTCCAGTTGGAAAAGCATTATTCTTTGTAAAAGGACAATATATCGCAGCGATAGCAGGTGGATACAAACTTAAAAAGTTTGACCAAACATTAGCGATTGAAGATGCTACACTTTATACAATCAAACAGTTTGCTAATGGTAAACCAAAAGATAATAAAGCGGCTCTTGTTTATGATTTGAAAATTTCTTTTACACCACCAACTCCACCAGCAACTAAATAAGGAATGATGTGAATGGATAAGGTAATTTCAAATGAAATATTACAGCAATTCAAAGATAGGATGCGATTAGGTGATGATGAAGATGACAACCTGAGACGCATCCTATTTGCATCCAATGAAGATTTAACTAGGGTTTGTGGTAATTACAATCTTAATATTGACGAGGTGTTCAAGGAATTAGTCTTTGAACGTTCTCGTTATGTTTATAACGATGCCTTAGAGTATTTCGATAAGAATTTTTTAAGCCAGATTAATAGTTTAAGCATTGGAAAAGCTTTAGAAGAAATTAAGTTGGACGGTGATTAATATGCGTCCTTTTCAGTATAAAAAGCCATTAAATACAGGTAATTTCAGGAATCGAATTAGCATTGAGCAACCTGTAGTAATAAAAGATGAATTAAATCAAGTAATCGAAACATCTTGGCAAGAATTAAAGAAAGCCTGGTCAATGATAAAAACGATGAAAGGTTCCGAGTACATTGAAGCTTCAGCTTCACAAGCTACACGGGTTTATCGTTTTGTGATTCCTTATACTTCTGATATTACAGAAGAAATGCGAATCAATATGAAAGGCCGTATCTTTGATATTATCGAACCGCCAATGAATGATGATGAAATGTATCAAACATTGACTATTATCGCAAAGGAGCATGTTTAATATGAACGATTTTGCGGGAGAGCTTGCTAGAGAATTACAAAGATATGCAAATGTTGTGGAAGAAGAATTAACAAATGCACAAGAAGATGTAGCTGATATCGCTGTAGATAAGTTAAGACAAAATAGTCCTAAAAAAACAAGTGGTTATCGAAAAGGCTGGCGTAAGAAAAAAGAAGGTAATGGTTTTGTCGTTCACAATACAAAAGGTCAATTAACACATCTTTTAGAAAAGGGACATGCGAAAGTGGGTGGGGGCCGTGTACCAGCACAAGTTCATATCCTTCCAGTTGAACAGTATGTAATTGATGAGTTGCCAAGACGTATTGAAAGGGTGATTCAACAATGACATTAGGTGAATTAACAAAAATTCTTGAAGCTACAGGTTATCCTGTGGCTTATTCGCATTTCACAGCAACGCCGACCAAGCCAGTTCCAGCGCCACCCTATATATGTTTCCTTGTGGATGGATCAGCAAATTTAATGGCTGATAACAAGGTGTATCACAAGATAGACGATGCAAATATTGAGCTTTATACAACTAAAAAAGACTTAGTTGCAGAAGCCAAACTTGAACAAATCCTAGACGATCATGAGATTCCTTATGACTCGTATGAGACTTTTATTGAATCTGAAAAAATGTATCAAAAAAATTATGAAACGAGGTTGATGTAGGTGAATAAAGAAAATAAAGTTACATTTGGTCTGAAGAATGTACATTATGTTCCATATGATATTCAAGACTTTTTAGTGAAATTTGGTACACCAATTCCACTACCCGGTGGAGTTGAATTAACTTTTGAACCACGTGGTGATTTAATTGAATTTTATGCTGATGACATGCTTTATTACGCAGCAAGTAATAACCAAGGTTATGATGGAACGTTATCTATTGCGACTATTCCGGAACAATTTGCCATTGATGCATTAGGCGAACAGTTAGATGAAACAGACGGTGTATTAAATGAGTTAGCTGATGCCAAAGGAAAATCATTTGCATTACTCTTTGAATTCGATGGCGATGTGAACGCAACTCGCCACGTTATGTATAACTGTGCAGCGAGTCGTCCGACAATCGCATCTAAAACAAAAACAAATTCAGCCGAACCAAATACAAATGAACTGAAGTTTGTTTCTAGTCCAATCGTTTTAGCTCCTGGTGGAAGACCAAT